GGGACTGCCCGGCGACTGGAACGGCCGGCTGGCGCCGGCCTTCGAATTCGTCTTCCACTTCAATCGGAAGGCCCGCAAGCCGAACAAGATCGTGCCCTGCAAATGGGCGGGCCACGTCAACGACACGCACGGCGGCATCCGCCACAAGGACGGCCACGTCGGCGAATGGACGCACGCCGGCCAGGGCGTCCAGGAAACACGGATACCCGACAACGTCATCCGCATCACGCGCCACAAGGCACGCGGCATCGAGACTGAACATCCTGCAGTGTTCCCGGTCGCGCTGCCGGAATTCGTGATGCGCGCCTACAGCAACGAGCGCGACACTATCTACGAGCCGTTCGCAGGCTCCGGCACGAGCATCATCGCTGCGGAACGCACCGGCCGGTGCATGCGCGCGATCGAGATCGCGCCCGAATACGTCGACGTAGCGCTGCGCCGGTGGCGCAAGCTCTTTCCTGACCAGCCAGTGAAACTTGATGGCGAAGGCCAAACCTTCGAAGCGGTCGCGGGCGAGCGCGGGGTCGCAATCCCTTCCGACGACTGAGCCGCTGGAGGTCGAGAGCTGGCCGATTGAGCGGCTGCTGCCATACGCGGCCAATGCGCGGACGCATCCCGACGACCAGGTTGCGCAGATCGCCGGCTCGATCGCGGAGTTCGGCTTCAACGTGCCGTGTCTGGTCGACGAGCGCGGCGTTCTGATCGCGGGCCACGGCCGTATCCTCGGCGCGAAGCGCCTGGGCCTGCAGCAGGTGCCTGTCATCCGGCTTGGTCATCTGACCGACGCCCAGGCGCGCGCGTTCCGGCTCGCCGACAACCGGATTGCGCTCAATGCGGGTTGGGACGATGCGCTGCTGGCGGCGGAGCTTGATCGGCTTAAGGAGGATGGCGTCAACCTCGAGCTGCTCGGATTTGCCGAGGACGAACTCGACGGTCTGCTCGACGGCTTGGACGAGGGTGGCCCATCCGAGGAAGAGGACGAAGTCCCGGAGCCGCCGAGCGAGGCAGTGACTCGACCGGGCGACCTCTGGTTGCTTGGGCCTCACCGCCTGCTGTGCGGCGACGCCACCGTTGCAAACGATGTCGAGCGTTTGCTCGAAGGCGCACGACCACACCTGATGGTGACGGACCCGCCTTATGGGGTCGAGTACGACCCGAACTGGCGAAACGAGTCCGGCGTCTCCGTTACGGCGCGTACCGGCAAGGTCAACAACGACGACCGCGCCGACTGGCGCGAGGCGTGGAGCATGTTCCCGGGCGAGGTCGCTTACGTCTGGCATTCAGGCATCCACGCGCGCACCGTCGCGGAGAGTCTCGATGCGTGCGGTTTTCACATTCGGACCCAGATCGTCTGGGCAAAGCCACGCCTCGTGCTCGGCCGCGGCGATTATCACTGGCAACACGAACCGTGCTTCTACGCGGTGCGCAAGGGCGCAACCGGCCACTGGCAGGGCGCCCGCGATCAATCGACACTCTGGACCATCGCCACAGGCGAGCACGACGACGCCACCGAGCACGGGACGCAGAAGCCGGTCGAGTGCATGCGCCGACCGATCGTGAACAACAGCGCGAAGGGCGATCTCGTCTATGAGCCTTTCGCGGGATCCGGCTCGACCTTGATCGCTGCCGAGTCCGTCGGCCGCGTCTGTCTCGCCGTCGAGATTGACCCGCGCTATTGCGATGTGATCGTCGAGCGCTGGCAACGCTACTCGCAGGGGACTGCGACGCTTGCCGACGACGGTCGCACCTTCGATGCCTTGAAGGATGAGCGATTGGCCACATGAACGAAAAGGCGCCGCCAGGCTCTCGCCAGGCGGCGTGTAATAATTCGAATCAGCTCAGTCGACGATGCGGTAGACGCGTCCGCGGTTTTCCACCTTCTCGGACTCAACCTTGAATCCGAGCTTCTTCTTGAGTGCGCCGGCGATGGCGCCGCGCACGGTGTGCGCCTGCCAGCCGAATTTCTTCACGATCTCCTCGATCGTGGCGCCGTCCGGGTTCTTGAGCATTTCGATGAGCTGCGCCTGCTTGCTGTTGGCGCGTGTGCCAGGCGTCTTGGACTTTGTTTGGACCTTGCGCTTCGGAGAGGTTTTGGTCTTCGTCTTGCTCGTCTTGGCCATCTCGGGCTCCTTCGTAGTCGGGACGCGACTATCGCGACCCTTCTACGACCCCGAGCCCCGCGTCGGAGCGGGGCGGAGCCTCGTGGCACCAGAAAGACAATCAGTCTCGGTGCGAGAGCACACGATCCATCGACTGCTGGAAGGTTTTCGTTGGGAAGCGCAGTCTCAGCGGCGTGTCGGATCACTCCGAATATGACGAGTTGTACGCGTCTGACTGCCTGTTCGAGTGTCTCTCCGGGTAGGACTTGGGCGCCGCAGTTTGCGAGAAATTTTCGGAGCGTCGGCTCGCGCGCGGCAGCAACGCGGGCGCGAATCTCAGCGGAAGTGAGTCCGGTCCAATCTTCCATGGCGAAGCTCCCTCCCGATTGTTACGCGCTCGTTTCGGCCAAGATTTCGCAGTCGGTGACGAAGCCGATCAGGTAGGGCAGCCCGCGCGGGATGCCCGTTTCGCGTGACGTGCGGCGGTCGATCGTCCAATTCATCCAGCGGTCGACGGCAGCATCGATTGCCTGCTGCAGCGGAATGCCATCGTACAAACCGTTCGCCACGTCGTCGGCGAAGTGCCGGCCATGGCGGCTGTCGAGAAAGTCGCGAACACCGATCTCCGAGCATCCAGTCGCGTCGGCGATAGCCCCAAACGCAATCGGCCAGGCTTCGGCGGGATCGGCATGGTGGCGGATGGTGCTAAAGAAGCCCCAGGCTTCATTGTTGCTGGGCAATGTGGCGATCCTGGTCATGAGGGCCTCCGTCATTCGATGACGCCATAAACGCGCTGCTTCGCCCGGGAGCCAAGCAGATAATCGGGTCATATGATTGCTTTGTGCACGCCTGAAGGATCATGGGATTATCAATCCGCGCCTACGCCCGCCGGCGCGGGGTAAGCCACGTCGCGGTCCTCCGCGCCATCAAGCAGGGGCGCGTGCCTTTGGAGCCGGACGGCACCGTCGATCCGGCAAAAGCGGACGCGTCATGGGAGCGCTCGACCGATCCGGGGCGCACGAGATCGAAACCAAAAGCCTCCGCAGAGAAGCTGCGCCCGGTCGGCGAGGCCGCGCTCGGCTCTGTCCGCGAGACGCTGAAGGAGCAAGGGCTACCTGCGGGCGGCAACGTCACCTTCGTCCAGGCGCGCACCGCCCACGAGATCGCGAAGGCGCATCTCGCGCGGCTGCGCCTGCAGCGCATGAAGGGCGAACTCGTCGATCGCGCTCGCGCGACCGCGCTGGTGTTCCGGTTGGCGCGCGAGGAACGGGATTCCTGGCTCAACTGGCCGGCGCGGGTCTCGGCCCTGATTGCGGCTGACCTCGGCGTGGAAGCGCACTTGGTCCAGAAGCTGATTGAGACGCATGTCCGAGGCCACCTCGCCGAGCTCGCCGAGATTCGAGCCGAGCTTCGGTGATCTGTTCACGTTTGAAGGCGCGGATGAACTCAGCCAGGCGTGGCGCGACGGGCTTTTGCCCGACTCCGCGCTGACGGTCTCCGAATGGGCCGATCGGCATCGGGTGCTGAGCCCGCGAGCATCCGCGGAGCCCGGGCGCTACCGCACCGATCGCACGCCCTACATGCGGGCGATCATCGATGCGCTGTCACCAACACATCCGGCGCGCCGCATCGTGGTGATGAAGTCGGCGCAGGTCGGCTTCACCGAGGGCGGCAACAACTGGATCGGATACGTCATCCATCATGCGCCTGGGCCGATGCTCGCGGTGCAGCCGACTGTCGAGCTTGCGAAACGCTTCTCGCGCCAACGCATCGATCCGCTGGTCAGCGAGAGTCCAGCGCTGCGGGAGCGCGTCAAGCCGGCGCGTTCGCGCGACGCCGGCAACACGGTGTTGTCGAAGGAGTTTCCAGCGGGGCTGCTCGTCATCACCGGGGCGAACAGCGCGGTGGGCCTGCGGTCCATGCCGGCGCGCTACCTGTTCCTCGATGAAGTCGACGCATATCCACCCTCCGCGGATGAAGAGGGCGATCCGGTTGCGTTGGCCGAGGCGCGGACGCGCACATTCTCGTGGCGCTCCAAGATCCTGCTCGGCTCAACGCCGACCATCCACGGCCTGTCGCGGATAGAGCGCGAGTACGAGGCGTCCGATCAGCGGCGCTATTTCGTGCCGTGTCCGCATTGCGGCGAGCTGCAGTGGCTCAAATTCGAGAGGCTGCGATGGGAGAAAGGGCAACCCGAGAGTGCACATTATGAGTGCGTGGCCTGTGACGGCCGGATCGAAGAGCATCACAAGACGGCCATGCTCGAGGCCGGGCAGTGGCGCCCGACCGCGGAAGCCCACGATCCCGGCACGATCGGGTTTCATATCTCGGCGCTCTATTCGCCAGTCGGTTGGTTCTCCTGGGAGAACATCGCCCGGCTGTGGGAGTCGGCGACCACCGACGAGGCCAAGCGCAGCTTCAAGAACAGCGTCCTCGGCGAGACGTGGATCGAGACCGGCGAAGCGCCGGACTGGCAGCGGCTCTATGAGCGCCGCGAGTCCTGGCAGATTGGCACAGTGCCAGGCGGAGGCCTGTTCCTGACGGCGGGCGCTGACGTCCAGAAGGATCGCATTGAGGTCGACGTCTGGGCCTGGGGCCGTGGTCTCGAAAGCTGGCTCGTCGATCACATCGTGGTCGAAGGCGGACCCGAGCAGACCGGGACCTGGGAAGAGCTCGCGGGCCTGCTCAATCGGACCTGGCTGCACGCCCACGGCACGCGAATCGGTATCGCGAAGTTTGCAATCGATACCGGCTACGAGGCGCCTGCCGTCTACGCCTGGGCTCGCCGGGTTGGCCACGCCCAGGTCGCGCCGATCAAGGGCGTCGAGGGATTCAATCGCGCGGCGCCGGTGATCGGTCCGACGCACGTCGACGTCACCGAAGGCGGCAAGAAGCTTCGCCGCGGCGCACGACTGTGGACGATCGCGGTCGCGACGTTCAAGAGCGAGACGTATCGCTACCTGCGTTTGTCGACGCCGACCGATGAGGAGATCACAGCAGGCGCGAAGTTTCCCGCGGGCTACGTTCACCTGCCGCGCGGCACCGAGGCTGAGTGGATCAAACAGCTCGTTGCCGAGCAGCTCGTCACGGTGAAGACGAAGCGCGGCTTCACGCGGCTCGAATGGCAAAAACTGCGCGAGCGCAACGAAGCACTCGACTGCCGGGTTTACGCGCGCGCTGCGGCCTGGATCGCCGGCGCCGACCGCTGGACCGAAGCCATGTGGCGCGACTTGGAGAGCCAGGTCGGCCTCCCGGAGGAGGTCGAGAATGACCAATCGCCCGATCCGCAATCGGTAGCCGACAGCATCGCCGGGGTCATCCGGCGCCGGCCGGAGCGCCGTGCCCGGCGCGTGTTTCGATCGAGCTACCTGAGCTGAATCCATGACCCTCGAAGAGATGACGGCGCAGCGCGATTTGCTGCTCGCTGCGCGCTTCCGCGGCGTGCGCACGGTCGAGATCGACGGCCGGCGGATTACCTACGCCTCCGATGCCGAGATGGCGACCGCCATCACGGATCTCGAACGTCGGATCGCGGCCGCCCAGGAGGGCGGCCGCAAACGACGAATCCTGACGTCTGCCTCCAAGGGACTTTGAATGCTCGCGTCGCTGACAGTATTCCGGCGCCGGGTCGGAGCGTTTATCGGAGGCTTCGAGGCGGGGCTCGCAAATCGGCGATTAAAGGGATTCCAGC